ACGTATCGATCGACGAGCTCATCGAGCAGCGCAAAAGAAAATTCCAGCACAAGCGCGAGCACGAGGAAGCGAGCAAGCTCATTCCAATTCGCATCAAGATCCCGGGGCCGATTGGTCTGCTGCATTTTGGCGATCCGCACGTTGATGATGACGGCACGGACATCGAGGCGCTCGAGCGTCACACAGAGCTGTGTCGCAAGGTTGAGGGGCTGTTCGCCTGCAACGTCGGGGATAGCCTCAATAACTGGGTTGGCCGTCTCGCTCGGCTTTATGGCGAACAGGCGACCTCTGCTGCGCAGGCATGGAAGCTGGCTGAATGGTTTGTCGATCGCTGCCGCTGGCTCTATATGCTGGCCGGCAACCATGATCTGTGGTCTGGAGCAGGAGATCCGCTCAAGTGGATCGCAAGGCAGCAAAATTCAAACTACAAAGCCAGCGAGGCCCGCATCGCCTTGAAATTTCCGAATGGCGCAGAGGTGCGTGTCAATGCTCGCCACGATCACAGCGGCTCGTCGGTGTGGAATCCAGCCCACGGGCCGATGAAAGCCGCGATGCTCGGCACTCGAGATCACATCTACGTCGCCGGCCATAAGCACGAGAGCGCCTACTCGGTGCTGAAAGATCCGATCAACGGAATCACGATGCATCTGCTGAAAGTCGCTAGTTACAAGGTCTACGACCGATACGCAAAGGAAAAGGGGTTCCGCGATAACGCGCTCTCGCCTTGTGCGCTGACAACGATCAACCCGCTGCTGCCACCGAGTCATCCAGACATGATCAAAATTTTCTGGGAACCAGAGGAAGGCGCTGAATATCTCACTTGGTTGAGGAATCGCTGATGCCCAGCATGGTTGCTGTGATGCGCGCTCGAGTCGCTCGAGTGCTGTTCCGATCTCGCGCCTACAAGCGAGCCCTGATCGATGGCAAGACGAACCAGTTATCGCAAGACGGGCAGATCATCCTCGCCCATCTGAAACGATTCTCCCGCTACGGGAAACCGCCTGTCGCCGTGGATAAGTCCGGCGCGACAGATATGTTTGAGGTTGGCCGCATGGTCGGTCGCCAAGAAACGGTGCAGCTCATTGTCGAGGCGCTGCAACTGGACGAAAAGACCTTGACCAATCTACAAGAGGAATTCATCGATGAGTGACGATCAAGGGTCTGCGGAAGCAGGCAACCCGACTGCTCCGGCAGCGGCTCCCGCGTGGTACGCGCCGGAAGGGATCGACCAAGGAACGGCAAGCCAGCTTGGAGAGCTGGTCAAAGCCAAGGGATGGAAGGGGCCGGCTGACGCCCTGTTGTCGTATCAGAATCTCGAGAAGGTGTTCGGCGCTGACAAGGCTGGACGCACGATTCTCGCCCCGAAGTCGGATGACGACGCCGAAGGCTGGAGTGCCGTCTATAACCGCCTAGGACGCCCGGAGAGCGCCGACAAGTACGAGTTGCCAGTACCGGAAGGGGATGACGGTTCGTTCGCTCAGGCTGTCGCTCCCGTGCTTCACGATCTGGGGCTGACCAATAAGCAAGCCAAGGGGCTCGCTGAGTGGTGGAATCAAACGTCCACGCAGCGGATAGAGATGGAGCGTGAGTCATTCTTGAGCAAGTCCGAGGAGGATTTCTCGGCGTTGCGTCGGGAGTGGGGTGCCGCGGCTGACCAAAACATCGAACTCGCTAAACGCGCTGTCGGCAAGTTTGGCGCAGATGCTGGGCTAGACGCTGACGGGCTCGAGCGGCTGGAGCAGGCGATCGGCACCGGGCCGATGATCAAGCTGTTCCATGCGATCGGTTCGTCGTTTGCTGAAGGGTCGTTTGTCGGATCTGAGGCCCAGTCTGGTGGCGCGCTGACTCCGCAGGCAGCGAAGAACAAGATTGATTCTCTTGGCGCTGATCGGGAGTTCATGGCTCGTTACATGAATCGTGACGATAAGGTTCGTCAAGTGGCGATTGAGGAGATGATGCGATTGCAGCGGATGGCTAACCCAGAGCTGTTTACAGAGTAGTTGCTAGTGTGATACGCGCGAGGTACTATCCTCGGCGTATTCTCCTGTGAGAGCTAGCCTTGAGACCCGGGAGAAATCTCGGGTCTCTTTTTTTGCGCATAGGAAAGGGCAAGCCGTAAGGCCCCAGCTGACAGTCGGAAAGACGACCGATCGGTGAGAGCGTATCTCACAAGGATTCTGGCCCCGGTAACGGACAAGCCATCCGAGAAACACTACATATTTAGTTTTTTTGGAGGGCTATCATGGCCGACAATATTGCATCAGTTTATGCCGTACAGTACGGCACTAACATCTCGCTGCTTTTGCAGCAAAAGGGCTCCAAGCTGCGCACTTCTGTGCAGACTGGTTCGTACAAAGGCAAGCAGTCTGAAGTCGTCACGCAGTACGGTGCTACCGCTGCTCGTGCGGTTTCGACCCGCTATTCGCCGATCGTCCCGGTCAACACTCCTAACGCTCGCCGTTGGGTGTTCCCAGAAGATTTCGATTGGGCTGACCTGATCGACAACTTCGACAAGCTCCGTCTCCTCGCTGACCCGCAGTCTGCCTATGCGCAGAACGGTCTGTACGCGATGGGCCGTGCGATGGACGATGTGATCATCAGCGGTATGCTCGGCGACAACAAGACGGGCGAAGCTGGCGGCACGACCACGGGCTTCGACACGACAAACCAGCGCGTTGCTGTGAACTACGCTGCCGCGGGCAACGTTGGTCTCACGGTTGACAAGCTGCGTGAAGCGCGTCGCATCCTGATGGAGAACGAGGTTGATCTCGACGCGGAGCCGGTGTATTGCGCCATCTCTGCCGAGCAGCACGACGATCTCTTGGGCCAGATCCAAGTGGTCTCGAGCGACTTCAACAGCGACACTCCGGTGATGAAGGATGGCAAGGTCATGCAGTTCCTTGGCATCAACTTCATCCACAGCGAGCGTTTGCCGACGAGCTCGAGCCATCGCCGCTGCCCGGTGTGGGTGCCTTCGGGCGTTCACTTGGGTATGTGGAATGACATCATGTCTGACATCACGCAGCGTCGTGACCTCTCCTCGCACCCGTATCAGGTCTACCTGATGGGTACCTTCGGTGCTACCCGCACGGAAGAGAAGAAGGTCGTTGACATCCTCTGCGCTGAATAAGGGAGTAAACGAAAATGGCAGTTGTAGCAGTTAAGTCAACCCTTATCACCAACGCAGACGCGACCCCGGCTGTGCTCAATAGCCCCCGTGTAGACGGCGGCTTTGAGCGCATCGAAGTGGCGACCGCTGCGATCACCTCTGGCGACAACACGGGTTCGACGTACCGTATGTTCCGCGTTCCCTCGAATGCGGTGATGACGGATCTTCGAATCTATTCGCCGGACATCGGCACCACGACGATCTCCGACATTGGCCTGTATCGCACAGCCAAGGACGGCGGCGCTGTGGTCGATGCTGACTTCTTTGCCTCGGCTCTGTCTCTCAAGGACGGCGCGATTAACGGCACGGATGTTCTGCACGAGTCGGCTGTGTTCTCGATCGCGAACAGCGGCAAAGAGCTGTGGGACGCCCTCGGCCTCACCTCTGACCCGTCGGTGTTCTACGATGTGGCTTTCACGCTCACCGCAGACGCTGATGCGACTGCGACCGTGAAGCTGATCGGTCGTTACGCGGCGTAAGAAACAAGGGTGGGTCGGGAAACCGGCTCGCCCTTTTCTCCTAGGAGAGAATCATGGCAGATCGTTTTTACGGTATTGATCGTGGCGAGCAAGGCGTTCGTAACGTGACGGAAGGCTCGTCATCGACGGCGACCACGGACGTTGAAGTGCGCGTAGACCTGATCGGAATGAGCAAGCTTGAGGTTTTGCTTGCTCTTGACACGATCAAGGAAGCAATCCTTCAAGATACTTGGCCGCCGGCTTAACGGTCTCGGGGTCTCCCGATGGCCGCTAGTAACGTAGCAATCGCAAACCTCGCGCTGACAAAGCTCGGGGATTTGCGCATTTTGAATCTCACGGACAACACTAAGCCTGCCCGTGAAGTGAATGCCGTGTTCGACATGACACGGGATTATCTTCAGCGCCGCTTCTCGTGGCGCTTTTGCATCAAGCGAGCGAATCTCGCTGCGGATACGACAGTCCCGCTTTGGGATTGGGCGTATCAGTATCCGTTGCCGACAGACTGTATGCGCATCCTGCAAGTCGGCCAATGGTATCCGTCACCGGATCTGTCGGATCTGATCTCGACCGGCGGTCAAGAGTATGTGGTCGAGGGCAAGTACATTCTCTCGAATCAAGCTGGCCCGTTGAAGCTGCGTTATCTGTCTCGGGTAACTGACCCGGTGCAGTTTGATGCGGCGTTCGATATGGCTTTCTCCGCATACCTTGCGTACATTCTCGCCGAGCCTTTGACGGCGAGCGCAGAGCAGAAACAGATGGCCTATAACGATTATCGAAATTCGATAAAGGATGCCGTTATAGCTAACGCAATCGAAAACCCACCGGAGTCTCTCGCAGACCAGACTTGGATTTTGGCGAGGCTGTAACGCATGGCAAAGGTTTCGC